GAAAGCAGCTAAATTAATGACCAAGGCAAAAGCTCCAGGTGGCCGTGCAGTTCTAAGCGCCCGTATTCCAATGTCTGCTAAAACCAAGGCAATGATTCCTGGGCCGGCTATGCCTGCAATGCAGCCTGGAATGAAGAAAGGTGGATCAGTTGGTGCATCTAAAATGGGCAGCGTATTATCAGGTGGTAACAAGCCTCATGGTGAGCACACTGTTCAGAAATCAGGCCATACCAAGGCAAAGCAGATCACAATGCCTGGTAACAAGAATATGAAGAAAGGCGGTAAGGTTTAATTTAAGGGGTTAATGATGGGCAAAGCAAGCGAGATACTTGGTTCCATAAGTCCACTCTACGGAATTATTTCTGGTAAGGGGTTGTTTGGAAAGCTAGTGGGCGGTGGGGATTCTGAGGCCAAGAACATAAAAGATGAGATAGAAGAAAAACGGCAGCAGACAGGGCAAAAGATGCGTGAGCAGGGGGATAAGAAGTTTGCTCCCCAACCTGCCCGTGCACAAGCTGCTGAGAGTCAGCCTGAGCCGGCTCAAGAGATGAAGCGCGGTGGTAGCGTAAAGAGCAAAGTAAGCTCAGCATCTAAGAGAGCAGATGGCATTGCCCAGAGAGGAAAGACCCGTGGGAAGTTTGTATAACATGATGGCCTCTCGCGGTATGGGTGATATCAGCCCAGTTAAGATTAGACAGATAAAGAAGCGTGATGGCAATGAGCCTGTAAAAGTCTATAAGAAGGGTGGCAAGCTACATGCAAATATGCATGCTAAGCGTAAGCGCATATCTTTGGGATCTGGCGAGAAGATGGGCAAGTAATGGCAGATAAGAATAGAAAGTATATATCTGGCACATGGAATGGACAGCCTGTAACTGAGGCTGAGATGAATGCTAGAGAGGCAGCTCAGTATAAGAATAGATCTCCAGCAGAAGTAGGTATGGATGACTATGCAGATAAGGCAAAAGCTAGGATGACTGGTCAGGCTATGAATAGGGTCGCAGCTGAGAATGAGCTAGATCAGGAAATGGCACAGGCAAGGGCAAGGATGGTTAAGCGCAAATCAGGTGGCAGGATATCAGCATCTAGTCGTGCAGATGGTATAGCGCAGCGTGGTAAGACAAGGGGTAAGATCTTATAATGGCTAAGACTCCTGCATGGACACGTAAAGAAGGAAAGTCTGAGAAAGGCGGTTTAAACGCCAAAGGACGAGCTTCATATAACGCAGCCAACCCAGACAAACCCGGTTTGAAGGCTCCTCAGCCAGAAGGTGGCAGCCGTAAGAAGTCATTCTGTGCCAGGATGTCAGGAATGAAGAAGAAGTTAACTTCTGCTAAGACGGCAAATGATCCAGATAGCCGCATTAACAAAAGTCTTAAAAAATGGAAATGTTAGATGCCATATACAGTAGCCACATCAACATTTAACCCAGCACTTAATGAGCTTATAGAAGAAGCCTTTGAGCGGTGCGGCCTTGAGCTACGTAGCGGTTATGACTTCAGAACTGCTAGGAGAAGTCTTAACTTCTTGTTAACTGAGTGGGCTAATCGCGGCATTAACATGTGGACGATTGAGCAGGGCACAATCCCACTGATACAGGGTCAGATTACATATGACCTTCCAGAAAATACTGTAGATCTGATTGAGACTGTGATCCGTACCAGTCCGGGGCAGATAAGTAATCAGACAGATTTGAACATTAATAGAATTAGTGTATCAACCTATTCCACAATCCCCAATAAGCTTACACAGGGGCGGCCCATTCAGATATACATTAACCGTAGATCTGGGCAGACAACTGATTTGCCTGGAGCAGTACAGCAAGTGCCACAAGTCACTGTGTGGCCTTCACCTAGTCAGGGTACAGCACTGGCCCCATATTATTATTTAGTGTACTGGCGGCTGGTTAGGATGCCAGATGCGGGCAATGGCGTTAATGTAGAGGGAATTCCATTCAGATTTCAGAATGCCTTGGTATGTGGCCTAGCGTATATGCTGTCAGTTAAAATGCCTAATGCAATTGACAGAGTGCCAATGCTTAAAGCGCAATATGATGAAGCATGGCAATTGGCTGCTGATGAAGATAGGGAGAAAGCTCCCCTACGATTTGTTCCACGCATGACAGTATACAGGTAGTATCATGGGCTCAAAGTATGCATCAGCCAAGAACAGTATTGCTGAGTGTGACCGGTGTGGCTTTAGATACATGCTTAAAGAGCTGCGTAAGCTTACAATTAAGACTAAGCTAACGAGTATAAAGGTCTGCAAGACTTGCTGGGAGCCAGATCAACCGCAGTTATCACTTGGCATGTATCCTGTAAATGATCCACAGGCAGTGAGAGAGCCAAGGCCAGATGTAAGTTACTATCAATCTGGATATAGTGGGATACAATTAGTAATAACGCCAAGCCCAATTTTGGACTCAGATGGAATGCCAGAAGGCGGTAGTAGAATATTCCAGTGGGGCTGGGCTCCTGTAGGTGGCGCTAGGAATAATGATGATGGGCTAACGCCTAACTATTTGGCGGCAGCTGGATTGGTCAGTAACGTAACGGTATCTACTACTTAGGAGCAGGACATGGACAAAAATGATAAGAAGCAAGACGTAGCTCTGATTAAAAAGGCATTCAAGCAGCATGACAAGCAAGAGCATAAAGGTAGTAAAGGTACCAAACTATCTTTGAAAAAAGGCGGAGTAACTACAGATGCGATGAAGAAGTATGGTCGCAATCTAGCTCGCGCCATGTATCAGGAGGGGAAATAATGGCTAAGAATAATAAGCCTGCGTCTGAGTACGCAGTTCCACACACAATGTCTGGCGGCCCTTACATCCCAAAGAAGATGAGAGATCCTAACCTTCTTAAGGCTACTGATCTAGGTCCACGCGAAGCGGTTCCTCGTGTGAGCGCGGGAGATCCAGGCAAGAATGATGTAAAGACTACAGGTATTAAGATGCGTGGTTATGGCGCTGCTACAAAGGGAACCATGTGCAGAGGGCCAATGGGCTAGGGGCAAGTAAAATTAACTATACTCAATTAACTGCTGCAGTACAGGCGTATACAGAAAACTACGAACAGTCATTCATAGATAATATTCCTGTGTTTGTCCGTCAGGCAGAGACTAGGATATATAACAGTGTCCAGATCCCAGCGCTACGCAAGAATGTAACTGGTACAGTCTCAACTAATAATCAGTATTTATCAGCGCCTTCAGACTTCTTGGCAGTTTATTCAATGGCGGTTATAGATAACACAACCCAAGCCTACGAGTACATGCTGGATAAAGATGTAAACTTTATAAGGGCTGCGTTCCCTATTAAGGCTGACACGGGGATACCCCAGTACTATGCATTATTTGGTCCAACTACTACCAATACTGATCCAGCAATTATAACTACTGAGCTGAGCTTTATTGTGGGGCCAACGCCTGACGCTATATATTATGTAGAGCTGCACTATTACTACTATCCAGAGTCCATAGTCACAGCAGAAACCACTTGGCTTGGAGATAACTTTGATCCAGCCTTGTTCTATGGTGCTCTAAGAGAGGCTTATCTGTTTATGAAAGGTGAGCAGGATCTAATTGCTAATGTAGAGGCTAAGTACGCAGAAGCCATGGGTCAACTCAAGCGTCTGGGTGATGGTTTGGAAAGACAGGATGCATACCGGTCAGGTCAGGTTAGGGTTAAAATAACATGACCATAAGACAGGGGCTAACTACAAGCTTTAAAGAGCAGATACTGGTTGGTGTACATGATTTAGATACGGATAGTTTATACATATCTTTGTATAATGCAATTGCGTCTTTAGACGAGACAACAACCATATACACATCGGTTAATGAGATTACAGGCACTGGATATGTAGCAGGGGGAGAGTTATTAACTAATGTAACGGTAAATTCTTTTGATGGCGTTGCGTATGTTAACTTTGACAATCCACAATGGAGCCCTGCTTCATTTACTGCAAGAGGCGCATTGATATATAATTCCACCAAGGGAAACAAAGCTATAGCTGTTTTAGACTTTGGCTCAGATAAGACTACAGCAATAGAATTTACTATAACTTTACCACCAGACGAACCAACGTCAGCAGTTATTAGAATAACTTAAGGAGATTCAAATGATTACAAATAAAGCAAAATCTGTAGACAAAGTAAGCGCAAGTGTTCTGCTAAACAACAGCGCTATTTCTTCTGCTGGCGGTGCTGGTGTGTTCACGATCCACTGTTTTGACAAAGACGGCAAACTGAAGTGGGAAGAAAAAAACCCAAATCTGGTTGTTAACCAAGGGCTTAAAGACATGAACGACAAGTACTTCGCTGGATCTGCCTACACCGCAGCTTGGTATCTAGGTCTGATTACTGGTCCCGGTTCAGGTACAACTATTGCTGCAGCGGATACCTTGGCTTCACACGCTGGCTGGACTGAGTACACAGCCTACACAGGTAATCGTCAGGCTGTAACTTTTGCCGTCGCAACTCTTGCTGACCCTTCAGTTAAGAGTAACTCAGCTTCACCTAATGCATTTATTATTACTGCTCCCGGTGGTACTGTTGCTGGCGCTTTCTTAGCTTCAGTAGCTACTGGTACGTCAGGTATTCTATTCTCAGCTTCTGACTTCCAAAGCCCAGGGGATCGCGCTGTAGTTTCTGGCGATACTTTGAATGTTACCTACACATTTAGCCTTGACGCTGTATAAGGAGATATAAAAATGGCAACTAAATTTACTAAGGGTCAGGTTGTTAAAGTTCAGGCAACAGTTCCTCAAGGTCCAGTACAGGCTTTACGCATGACTGAAGATGGAGAGTTCTTATATTTGATAGACTGGACTGATGCTGATGGCGTTAAGCAAAATCGCTGGTTTTCAGAAGCTTCTTTAACCGAAGCGTAATGTGTTTGGGATATCATCATTTGCGGCTGCACCGTTTGCATCACTAGCAGGGGCTTTCCTTAACGCTGAAGTTAGCGAGTCAGCCTCTGTTTCAGAGATTGTTTCGGCGGTACTAAAATTTGCGGTAGTCATAGACGAGTCTGCAACAGCTTTGGACCAAGCATCCGCAAGCCAGTACCACACATCTAATATACAAGAATCAGCTACTGCATCAGACTCAAGTTCTGCTATCACAATCTTTTTTGGCGGCATACAAGAAAGCGCTACTGCATCAGACTCTATTATCTCAAGCCCAGTCATTTCAGTATTGGTAAATGAATCTGCCAGTGCAGCAAGTACAGAAGTATCGTTTGCCTCCTTAAATTCAGCTATACAAGAGTCTGCAACAGCTTCTGACCAAGCATCTTCTGTTTGCATAGTCATAAGTTCATTAGAAGAGTCTGCCACTGCGTCTGATTCTATAGGGGCGATAACCTCTCTCAATGGAGTTGTTAACGAAAGCGCTACTGCTTCTGATGCAATTGGCAGCATTGCTGAATTTAACTCTGGGATACAGGAGAATGTGAGTGCAGTTGAAGCTTCATCTGCTGCTGCTTCCTTTATTACTTCTATTCAAGAGTCTGTTTTGGCTTTAGATGCTCCTACCAGAAGGCTACTCTGGGAGCCAATTAATACCTCTGAAGTTACCGACTGGGTAACTATTAACAATTCAATGTAAAGTAGTTGGCATTTGATTAAAATCCAATCATAATAGGCATATATGGCACTTATACTAGCTGACAGAGTTAAAGAAACCTCTACCACTGCGGGTAATGGTGTATTCACGCTTGATGGCGCCGCATCTGGATTTCAGTCCTTTGCTGTAATTGGCAATACAAACACCACCTATTACTGCATTGCAGGTCAGGGTACTGCCCAATGGGAAGTTGGTATTGGAACCTATGCTTCTTCTGGCACCACCTTAACCCGTACTACAGTTTTATCTAACAGTTCAGGAACTCAGCCAACAGCCCTAATATTCTCAGCTGGGACTAAGGACGTATTCGTTACCTACCCTTCAGGGAAGTCAGTTAATCTGGACGCTTCAGGCAATGCAACTGCATTGGGTACTCCAGTAGCTTTTGTAGGTACTAACATAACTGGCACTGCTGCCTCATTAACCGCTGGGACTGCCACTGCTGCAAACGGATTAAACTCCGCTACGACTACAGTTGTTGTCTCAGCGTCATCTGCGCCAACTAATGGTCAAATATTGACAGCAACAAGCGGTACGGCTGCGACTTGGCAGACATCGGCGGCGGCAAGTAAAGCATATGTGCAAGCAATCAGTATACTAAACGGCATATAAGGATCAATTATGGCTAGTACCTATAACAGTATAAAAGTTGAGCTGATAGGAAGTGGAGATCAGGCTGGGGCATGGGGATCTACAACCAATACCAACTTAGGTACTGCACTTACTGAGGCCATAACTGGGTCTACTGATGTTGTCTTTGCTAGTGCCGACGTAACGCTGACGTTATCAAATACAAACTTAACTCAGCCAGCTAGAAATCTTCGGCTTAATTTAACTGGGGTTTCTGGCGGAGCAAGGAATCTTATTGTCCCTGCTATACAGAAACAATACTTAATTAAAAACAACTTGGCTGATGAAATAACGGTAAAGAACTCAAGCGGCACGGGAATAGCCGTACCGTCTGGTAGTACGATTGGCGTATTTAATGATGCAACAAATGTAGTTGCTTCGTTCACTGGCGCATATGCTTCTGTTAATGGGTTAACCATGGCAACAGCAAGGATTCTTGGTAGAACTACTGCATCTACAGGTGCTGCTGAGGAGATTACGGTTGGGAGTGGGCTATCTTTAACTGCGGGCACTCTTACTGCAACTGCAACTAGTGGAATTACCGCCGGTCAGTCAATATCATATGCACTTGTATTTGGAATCTAATTTTAAGGAGAATTAATTATGGCAAATCCCAATATTGTTGCTGTAACGTCTATTCTTGGCGTTACAACCTACTACACGCCAAGTGGCACTGCTGCTGTTGTCTTATTGCCTAACGCTGCGGCAAGTGGCACGGTGTTCAAAATTAACCAGATTGTCTGCGCTAATGTGAACGGCTCCTCGGCTGTAAATGCAACGGTGTCAATCTACTCTAACGGTGCTGTAGCGCAAGGCTCTGCCCCTTCTGGTGGTACTGCCTACCCTGTGATCTCGACGATCTCTGTGCCTGCTAGTGCGTCTGTGATTGCGGTAGATAAGACGACTGCGATCTATCTGATGGAAGGTAATTCAATTACGATTACTTCTGGCACGGCAAGTGGTATTACTTTTACGATCTCATATGAAGTCATAACCTAATTTAGGGCGAACCATGAGCATTCGCCAACAGAATCAAGGCAGCATCGTCAAGCCCGGCTTTAATCCGCTCGGGGCGCAGACGAGTGTGACTACGTATTTTCCGTATTTGTATTCTTGGGGGCGTAACAATACCGGTGAGTTAGGCCTAGGCAACCGTACAAACTACTCAAGCCCTAAACAAGTAGGTGCTCTCACAACTTGGCTAAATATTGCTGGCGGTCAGTATTTTACTATTTCAACCAAGACAGACGGTACTCTTTGGAGTTGGGGGGAGAGCGCTTACGGTCAATTAGGTCTAGGCAACCGTACCTACTACTCCAGCCCAAAACAGGTAGGTGCATTTACTACGTGGTCAAAGATTGCTGTTGGGTTTGCTTTCAGCATAGCCACCAGAACAGACAGCACACTATGGACATGGGGTCAGAACGATAACGGACAACTTGGCCTAGCCAACCGTACCTACTACTCCAGCCCCAAACAAGTAGGGGCGTTAACTACGTGGTCAAAGATTGCTGGTGGCAGGTACCATACCATTGCCACCAAAACAGATGGAACCCTTTGGAGTTGGGGGCAGAATAACTTTGGACAGTTAGGTCTAGGCAACATAACAAAATATTCAAGTCCTAAGCAAGTCGGCGCTCTCACAACTTGGCTCAACATTACGGCTGGGGCGTATCACACCTTGGCAACCAAAACTGATGGGACTATTTGGTCATGGGGTCTGAATCAACGTGGTCAATTAGGCCTAGGCAACATCACATACTACTCAAGTCCTAAGCAAGTCGGCGCTCTCACAACTTGGCTCAACATTACGGCTGGGGCGTATCACACCTTGGCAACCAAAACTGATGGGACTATTTGGTCATGGGGGGATAATGGGAATGGTCAATTGGGTTTAGGAAATATAACCAATCGCTCTTCACCCGTACAGGTCGGCGCATTAACTACTTGGTCAACTGTATCTTGTGGGGGCTACAATAGCCTTGCTATTAAAACAGATGGTACTCTTTGGAGTTGGGGGCGTAACGGCCTAGGTCAGTTAGGCCTAGGTAACATAACAAACTATTCAAGCCCTAAACAAGTTGGTGCTTTGACTACATGGTTAAACATTGGGGCTGGCTACGACCACACCCTAGCAACCCTCTACTAAGAACACACTATGCCAACAACCACAACAGTATCAGGCGTCCAATACTCAGGCATCTGGACAATGCAACAGGTGAATGCCGCTGTAGCTGCGGGGACTTGGACGGGGATACCGATGTTTTTTAACTGGGGGAAGAATAACTTTGGGCAGTTAAACTTAAGCAATGTCACAAATTACTCTTCTCCAAAACAAGTCGATTCCGTTTCAACTTGGCTGTCTGTGGCTGGGGGGCAGTATGTTTTTGGCGGATTAAAAAAGAATGGAACAATTTGGACTTCCGGTTACGGCACGTATGGAAACTTAGGGTTGGGTAACACGACAAACTATTCTAGCCCTAAGCAAATAGGCGCACTCACTACTTGGTCTAAACTTTATCTTGGCCCAAACATCATGTTTGGCATCACAACATCTAGTGCTTTATGGGCATGGGGTAGGGGGACTGGTGGTGCGCTAGGTTTAGGTAACGTCACAAGCTACTCAAGTCCAAAGCAGGTAGGCACTCTAACTAATTGGAGTCTTATTGGGGGTGGGCAGTCAAATGCTGCAGCAATTAAGACAGACGGAACGCTTTGGAGTTGGGGGAAGAACAACTATGGTCAGTTGGGCCTAGCCAACCGTACCTACTACTCCAGCCCAAAACAAGTTGGAGGTCTCACTAATTGGTCGCAGTTGGAATTCAACGATGATGTCTCAATTGCTTCGGTAAAAACAGATGGTACGTTATGGACTTGGGGGGGTAACAGTGATGGGCAACTAGGTCTAGGCAACATCACATCATATTCATCTCCAAAACAAGTAGGTGCTTTGACTAATTGGAGCTATGTTTCTACGGGTAAAAATTCTACATTAGCAATTAAGACAGATGGCACGCTATGGGCATGGGGGAGTAACAACGTTGGGAGGTTAGGTCTAGGCAACATCACCAGCTACTCAAGCCCTAAACAAGTTGGCGCATTAACTAATTGGCTTAAAATTTCCGCTGGTGAATATGGCTGGGGTGTTGTAGCTGTTAAAACCAACGGCACGCTCTGGACTTGGGGGGGTAACGATAATGGGCAACTTGGGCTTGGAAACATCACAAATTACTCATCTCCAAAACAAGTCGGGTCTATTACATCTTGGACTTATGCACAAACTTCGGGGCAATCCGTATTTGCTTTAACCACATGAACAAAACACTACATTTCCTCTCTGGCATTCCACGATCTGGCTCTACGGTGCTGGCGGCTATCCTTAACCAGAACCCAATGACCCATGTATCCACTACATCGGGTTTAGTTCACGCTTTGGACGGACTTGCGAATGTATGGCATTCCGCTGGGTTACTTAATGTGAATGATCCAAACAGAGAAAAACTTGCGCAGACTATGCGCGGTGCAA